CAGATCGGCTTCTGGGGTGGTGCGACCTTGATGGTTGACCCATACTCTCAAATGAAGTCAAGCATTGTTGAGGTTTACGTTGAGCGCTTCATGGATGTGGCTGTTCTTCGCAACGCTTCATTCGCACTTGCTACGGATGTAACTATCTAAACAAGATGACCACCGTCAGCGCCTACACTCCCATCACGCCGAACCTGGCGGAGCTGAAAAGCTTCTGCCGGGTTGACGGCTCGGCCGATGACAGCCTCCTCGGAATGCTGTTCACGGCGGCTGTGGATGAGTTCACGGCGTACACCGGTGTCATTCTTGGTACTGCTACTTGCACGGCGGATTTCGGAGGGGTGGAGGTTTTTCCTCTCCCCTTCGGTCCCGCTGGCGCAATCACCTCGGTCACCGCTTACGATGATGAAGGAACCAGCACAGCTCTCGCACAGTACACCGACTGGACGCGAGTGAACGAGACCCTCCAATTCAACGAGGAGCACTTCAGGATCGTGGTGGTCTACCCGGTGAGCAACACCGCCCCCACCAAAGACATCCTCCACGCGCTGTACCAACGCGTCAAATTTGGGTACGACTACGGAGATGACTTGCCATATAACGGCACGCGCTTCTTCGACCGCATCGCCTTCCGCTACCGCCAGAACTTCTAAAGCCATGCTTGACCTCCGCGTGACCCTCTACGAGCCCACAATCACGGTCAACGCTTCAGGCCAAGCCACCAAAGGATGGTCAAGCGCGGGCACCTTCTATGCCGAGCGCATAGTCAACGAGAACACTGGATCTGAATCCATGCCCTACGACCAGATGATGTCCGCGGGGATGTATCTGTGGCGTTTACGCTACCCGAACACGGTGAAGCCAAACTGGAAGCTGGAGTACAACTCCGAAGATTACGACATCATCAGCGTCCTCCCGGAGGGCCGTCGGCGCTACATCATCATCAAGTCACGTTTGCGCGACAATGGCACGAGGTAACGCCATCTACATCAAGAGCGAATCTGGCAAGGTCCAGGATTTTGATCAGTGGCGAAACAATATCCGCAAACTGTCCACATCCGAAAACATGCGATTTAGGGAACTTAGATCGCTTCTGATGAAGGAAGCCCAGCCTTTGGTCGCAAAAGCCCGTCAGGAGGCCTACCAAGGCTCCACAGAGCAAGCAAAAGGAGGACAGAAGTCCCGCTCTAAGATGGGGGCCTCTTTTTATAACCTCTACAGCTCCATCGGATCCTGGGCAAACAAGGGCGATGTCAAGGCATATGTGGTCGTGGGCATCCGCGGAGCAAAGCGAAAGGGCGCATATTACGCACCCTGGCAACTCTTTGGCGGCACCCAAAAAGGCTTCAAGGCCAAGGAATTCTTTGACAAAGCGGTGAATGCCACCGATGTGCCCGCAAAAGCACAAAAAAGAATGACTAAATTTGTACAGAAGAGAATCAAAGAGGCACTCCGATGAACTACCTCCAGTATGTGTACGAAGCAGTCAACGCGGCCAGTTCTGTGCCTGTTTACTCGTATGCCGCACCTCAGGGCGTGGCGGAGGATTTCATTGTGTTCACACTCAACGGCATCGATGTATCTGAGACCAAAGACCAGTACAAAGCCGAGCGCCTAAGCATCACCCTCTTTTTGCACTTTGCGGACAGTGATGAAGCTCAGAACGAGCTCACCGAGATCCGTCACCACCTCCAGCACTACCCACGCGTCATCCCGCTATATCGCCAGGAGGTCCTGGATGATTCCGGAGACATCGAAGGGGAAGACTGTGCAGCCGCCACTCTTGGCGTGGCCGCCGAGGTGACATTCACCCAGGCTTGGATGGAATCACTCCAGGTCTTTTACAATGAACAGGATGAGAGCTTGATTCTCTCGGCTGACTTCACTTTTTTAATCAACTATTGACATGGCAACAATTTCAGGGGGCGAAGTTCGCCTCTTTCTTTCCATCGATGGCGGCACGACTTACAAAGCCTTCGCCAACGAGACGGAGTGCAGCTTCGAGCTGAACGCCGAGACCCGCGAGACCACCAGCAAAGATGTGGCGGTTTATCGCTCGTATGTTACAAGCGCCAAAACATGGAGCATTTCTGGCACCATGCTTTTGGGCGATGATGACGCAACCAACTGGAACCCAGATGAGCTGTACGCAAAGGTGGGCGATTCAGTTGATGTGAAGATCACTCAAGTGACTGTCGGAACAAGCACTCCAGTGACTGGCGAGACCAAGATCACGGGAGACGCTATTTTGACGCAACTTTCAGTAACTGGTGCAGACAAGGACAACGGATCTGTGAGCTTCACGCTCCAGGGGAACGGTGCTTGGACTGTCGGAACGAACTAAGCGATGGAGGGGAAAAAATTCACGCTTGGCGCAGCCATCCTCTTTGAGGAGGTATCTGGGAAACCTATCGCGCAACTGAAGGAGTACGGCTTGGCTGACTTGTTAGCCATGCTCTACGCTCAGGAATTCTGGGATGTACAAGACCGCCCGTCTTTTGATGAGTTCAAAATGATGGCGGGAGCTTGGGATCTCAGTGAACTCTCCCAGAGGCTAAACGCCCCTTTTTCCCCGGCGGCCGCCCAGTAGACGTACTGGGTGAGCTGCTTTGTCGGGCCGGACTAAGCAAAGCGGACGCTCTCAGCCTCACAAGGGATGAGATGGACGCGGTGATGAAGTCCGCACTCGAAGCGGAGAAGGACAGATGGAGACGGACACGGTGGCTCGCCACTGTGCTCGTTAACATCGAAGGCAAAAGCACGAAGAAGGTGATCCAGGAGACAGACCTCCTGAGATTTGATGATGAGCAAAAAACCTCGAGCCTCCGGGCTCTTTTAGAATCTTATGTCAGACACGACCAGTTCAGTCATTCTCGGCCTTGATGTGAAGGAATTCCGCCGCGGCATCAGCCAGGTGGACAATTCGCTCAAGCAAATGAGCCGCCAGTTCTCGGATCTTGGCGGCCTCATCGGGGTTTCTTTTGCGGGGTCAAAGCTGCAAGATTTTGTCATGCAATCCATCGACCTCGGCCTTCAGGCTGAGGGCATCGCTCGTGCCTTTGAGCGCATCGGAAACGAAGCGAACCTGGCACAAATGCGCCAACAAGTCAAGGGAACGGTCAATGACCTGAACCTGATGCAGCAAGCGGTCAAGGCTGAGAATCTGGGCATCCCGATCCAGAACTTTACCAAATACCTCGGCTTTGCCAAGAAGCAAGCCCAGGAGATGGGCACCTCCGTGGATTTCATGGTGGAATCTATTGTGAACGGTGTGGGACGCCAGTCAACCCTGATCCTTGACAACCTTGGTATCTCAGCGGCTCAGCTAAGCGCCGAGCTTGAGAAGGGCGGAACCTTTGCGGATGCAGTGGGCCGGATCATCGACACGAGCATGGCCGCCGCGGGCGAGCAAGTGCTCACGACCAAGGACAAGATCGACGCGCAACGCGCAAGCATCGAGAATCTTCAGATGGCTATCGGACAGAACCTTCTCCCGATGTACGAGGCGCTCCTGGGCTTTGTGGCGGATGGCTTCAAAGTCATCAACCACCTCATGAGCAACCACCTCACGCTCTGGGAGAAGATTGCCTATCTCGCCACTTATGCGAACGTGACCAGTGGCGCAGCACAGCGCGTCTACTTGGACGGCCTTGCGGCTTCACGGGCAGCGATGGAAGATATCACGATCGCAGCTCCAAAGATGGGCAAGGGCTTGGTCACGGCGGCGAATCAAGCCACGGCGGGTTTGGTGGTCACAAACAAGGAGGCCCAGAAGTTTGTGGACAAGCTTCAAAACATGCTCAGCCTTGCGCGTCAATTCCAGAAGGAGGACTTTGAGTTTGTAGCCAAGGGCGAAGTGCTCCAAGGCTTTGAGCCCATTGACATCGAAGAGATTGACATGCTTGAGGGTGAGTTGGTGCCACTCATCGAGGCAGTAGACGGCGTGAAGGCCTCCATGATGGACGCGGCCTCATTTGGCGCAGAGTTTGGACACATCCTAAGCGGTGCCTTTTCGGATGCCATCAATGACGGTGAGAACTTCTTTGAATCGCTCAAAGAGGGATTGAAGGAGTATGTCAAGCAACTCATCATTGCGATCGCAACCACCACCATCCTCGCGGCTATTTTCTCAGCATTCACTGGAGTTGGATTTGGTACAGCCTTCCGAGCAATCGGACAAGGACAAGGACTTGGGAACTTCTTTGGAGGTGATTCCGGAGGCATGATGAACTTCCAAGGCCGGATTTACGGTCAAGATTTGCTTCTGGGCAATGTCCGAAGCGCTTCAAGTTATTCTCGGATCGGTGGCTAAGGTACTCCTTCAAACAGCAAGCACGGCCGAATATGACTTTGTTTTATACGGCATTGATGCGTCATTCAGCCCAGCACCGAATCTCGAATTCACGGTGGCGGACTGGTCTTTGAGCTACCGCGCCCAAGACAAGATCCTCCCAGGGTTGATTCCTTCAGAGATGAATGTCTCTGTCTTTGGAGGACTTTCCATCGGCAACTATCGCGCAATGCTTAGCGATGCCAAGGGCCGCTATGTCATGGAGATGAAGCAAGGGCTTGATGTGATCTGGAGAGGCTTTTTGGTCCCAGACACCAGCTCCATCGAAGTGATCAATGGCCAGCGCTTTGTGAAGCTTTCCTTCTCTGATGGATTCCAACTCCTGGACCGCCGCGCGGATTTTTATCAATACACTGGCACCAAAGCCTTCACAGATCAGATTGCGGATATCTTCAACCTTTGCACTTTTTGGGATTGTTACGAAGGCTTCTACATCAGTGAACACCGCCAGCCAAGCAACAAAGGCATCACAACGAACCAGGGAGGCCTGTGGTGGACCGGATGCATCCAGGAAGGTCTGTACATCAAAGACGCTGAATTCAGGACCTACAAAGAGGTGATTGATGACATCTGTACCACTTTTGCCCTCCAGCTCTTCCAAGACAAGGGCATGCTCGTGTTCCGGAGCCTTGAGTACAAGACGCCAGCATGGTACAATGTGTACACAAAATTCGGGGCATTCCTGGGTCGCGTAACTCCACCAGCCACAACTGTGACCACTGTGGTGTTTGCCGACGGCTCAGAGTTGTACAAACCCGCAACGCGTGAGGTGTTCCTGATCCACAATCAACCCTCTCAGGGAATCATCCGAGATGAGGCCACCACCTTTAAGGATCGTGACAATTACTTCGTGAGCAATGTCACTCCAACGGGAGCGAATCACATGGACTACTCCGCAACTCTGCGCATGCGCCTGAGTTTTGACGCTGGGTTCCCAGGTGGAGCCATCGACGGCGAGTGGCAAGTTTACATCCAGTTCGGGAACTATTGGTGGAATGGATCAGACTGGGTGACCACATCCTCCTACATTACCTACTCTGATCACCAGATTGTTGGTCCAGGTCCAAGCATTGAACAGTTTGAGGTGAGCTTCAGCCTACACCTCGACACCTTGCCCACAATCGGCACAGAGCCTTTGTATGTGACTGTCAACGGCCAACAGACCTCAGGCTACCCAGCGGACACTGTTCTCGTGACTTCTTCTTTGTACTTTGCTTACCACAATGACAATCCAAAGTCTACGACCTACTACGCCGACAATACAGCGCAGATCAATGGCGTGACCGAAGAGATGCGCACAGAACTCGGAGACATTTGGACCAACTCAGGAGTGGCTCCGGCACTTGCTGGGGAGCTTCGGTGCTTCACCAGTGCGGCACGGACCACCGCCTACGGGAATATCTTTTGGGACACGGATCAAAACCTTCTTCTTGAGCGCGTGGCATATCAACTCGCCCGGAAGAACTACCGACCCAAACAGTACTATGAGATCAACCTGAATGGAAACATCAGGTACAACCACACCCTCACCTGGGAATCTGTGGACTACAAACCCATCAATTTGACCATGAGTGAGCGGAGTACCTCTGTCACTTATGCCGAATGGATTGACGGAAACTTGGAAACGGACACGAACTCCAAACGCCCCAATCAGATCTTATGATCGCTTACGAGTTACCCATAAACCCCTACTACTACGCCTACGTTATTTCGGATGGTGGAGTGGTTGAGCTTAACACTTGCTACCTATGAACTCCGCCCTATTTGTAACTATCTTTACAGGAGGAAACTATGCAGCCCCGATCTGGGACACTTATGAGGCGTATGTCCTCGCAGATAGTGGAACAGCCGAGGCCCGCACTTGTACCATCAACGCCATCGCTAATCTACTATGAGCGCATTCTATGATCTCGCCAGCTTAGTCCTGGTTCCATCGGGTTACAAGGCCAGCAAGGTCTACGCCCAAAAGCCGTTAACGACTGACGGCCAACTTGCATTTAGCCGCGCCAGTGCGGCTACCCGCGTAAACAGTGCGGGGCTTATTGAAGAGGTAGCGAGCAACGTACCGCGTTTGGATTACCAGGGCGCTACCTGCGGGCCGCGCCTACTTTTGGAGCCGACCCGGACCAATTTAGCGCTACAAAGCGAGACTTTTCAGACGACTTGGGCACCACAGACCGTAACCATTACCGCAAATGCTACAACTGCACCAAACGGCACACTAACTGCGGACAAAATTGTAGCAGCAGTAGGCGCAGGCACGGCCGCTCAGCATAGAGTTGACCAAACTACGGTAAGCGCAGCGGGGGCTTATACTTTTTCAGTTTATGCTAAAAAAGCCGAAACGCAATATATTTTTTTACGCATTGGAACGTCATTAGGTGCTTATTGTGATTTGAACAATGGGCAAATTTTAGGCGTCTCCGTCGGAATTACCGCTAAATCCGAAGATGCGGGAAACGGCTGGTATCGTATAATTATTACAAATGCCGCAGCGTCTGCGAACGAAGTCATTCGCATAAATTTGGCAGTCACGGTAGGAAATTTAAATTTTATAGGTAACGGAACTGACGGCGCATTTATTTGGGGTGCGCAGTACGAGGCCGGCTCTTATGCGACTTCGTACACTGGAGCCACCACCACCGCAGCGGTAACGCGTTTGGCGGATGCGTGCAGCAAAACGGGTATCAGCTCTTTGATTGGGCAGACGGAGGGGACCTTTTACGTTGAAGTAAACGCTTCGGTATTAAGCCAAATGGCAGCAAGCGATGGCCAGCGTATTATGATGGCGAGCGATGGTACAAACGCCAACCGAGTGATAATGAATTTTTACATTGATGGTTCAAATAGGCTTGCTGAATTTGGAGTAATTAGCGGTAACGTTGTGCAGTCATTAATAGGTGTTTCGACTACTGGAGGTAATAAAACATATAAAATTGCTGCAGCATATAAAACGAATGATTTTGTTTTGTACGTTGATGGAGTACAAGTAGGAACCGACACGAGTGGGTCAACTTTCAGCGGTACTACTTTGAGCCGTTTGGATGTGGGCCAAGACCGCACGGGTACTTTGCAGCAATCTAATCCAATCGCTCAAGTGCTACTTTTCAAGACCCGCCTAACTAACGCCCAACTGGCTGAAATTACCACGCTATGACCTGGAAAAAGTACGAATTCACGGACGCCAAGTGGGCGGAAATGAAGGCAAAGATTCAAAAGACGTTCCCCGATATTGAAGGCGGTGAGCTGACCGAGTACGACCCCGAAAAGGTTACTGCCGTGGTGGAAATTGGCAAGCTTTGCACGGAGTGGGGCACCAACGAAGAGGGCTTTCAGGTTTGCACAAAGCAAGCCGCAAAGCTCTCAGTTGACATTCTTTGGGTGGATGCTCCAGTTGCTGGATTCGCCAGCTACTCGGTGAATGTAGCTCCAGGAAAAGAGGCGCACCAGTTCGCCGGAATGGAATGGCAGCCATGACAAATGACCACCTTGTAGGCGCGTACACGCTCAATGCGATCAGCGCCCTGGCATCAACCATCCTCCCGATCCTGGGAGTGATCTCCTTCGCGATCACGATCGCTTGGACCGTTTATCAGTGGCGGAAAGATGTTCAAAAGGGTAACTGAGAACCCCAAGACCAGCATTTTGGCGGGCATCCTGTTCATGCTTGCCTTCATTCTTGTGTGGTTTGAAAAGGCAACCTTGACCGAGGCGAGCGTATTTTTGCCCGCAATCATCGGATTCTTATGGGCGAAAGACTGACCACCAACTTCACACTCGATGAGCTCACTCGAACTCGCTTTTCTCTGGATAACACTCCAGGCCCGAAGGAGCGCGCGGCGCTTCAGCTACTTGCTGAGAAGGTCCTTCAACCCGCTCGTGATGCGCT